GCCGGTTGCCGTTCACGTCGGTTGATTCGGAATCCGTGGACGGCATCAGCCCCGCACCGGGACGGCCATTTGTTTTGATGACAATACCGAAACACGAGGCGACCGCAGAAGCCTGGATTTCGTTGTCTACGTATACGCCAAGATCCCGCAGCCATGACATGACCGGAGCGAACCATGACACGCCGCGAGTCTGCCCAATGCGGTCCATGCGGTACAGGTGCAGGATGTCTTTGGCGTCAATGCGTTCTGGTTCCTGTCGTCCGGTGGTATATGGTCCGTTCGGATGCTCGGGATAGATCCAGTATGCGAGCGGTTTCCCGAGTTCGTCCAGTTCCACGCCGCGTGTGATTCGGTTTCCGTCTGTGGCTCGAACCTTGTATGTGTCCTTCTCAGTCGCGAGCCTATCGGCCTCGATCAGTTCAATTGCGAGGGGAACCGGGCGATAAATTCCGCGATACTTGAGCGATGGTGTGTTGACCAAATGAATCAGAACTTCACCGGCCTCGACCATTTCACGCTGTGCGAGCTGCTGGATCTCTGCGAAGTTGAGGCGTCCGTTAACGTCGCAGACCTCGCACCATTCAGACCAAACCTTATCGCGTGATTCGTTCACGTCTTCAATGTCAGTGCCTTCGGGCGTTTCGACCTGCGACTGAGCAGTGATACCGCACCCGACAACTGAACTGACGATGGTATCCACTACGCCCCAGGCATATGCGTTGTCACGGACCAGAGCACGAGACCACGCCCGCAGTGCGTCCGCCCCGAACGGCCCGAGTAGCTCGCTATCTGCTGACTGGTTGCGGGGCTTTTTGTTGTTCGTCAGCCGATTGGCTTCTGCTCCCGCGTACATGCGTTCCAGCGTGCGACGCTGCATTGTGCGTCGTACACCGGCTGCCGGTGATAGCATTCCCACGATGCGATCGATGGTGGAACCAATCATCGACTGGTCCTCTGCATCTTGGCAAGGCGAAACATGCCGCCGCCTGATTCGCGGTCAACCTGCGTCTGTAACATGTTCCGCTGTTCGAACAGCGTCGACAGATCAAGTGCAGTTACTGTGCGGGATCCGATCGAGTACGATGAGGCACCGCCGGTTAGCAGTGCTTCGATCGCTGCGTCAATCTGTGCCAGCAATGATGCGGGTGTTGCCATGCCTGCAGTGTCGTGCCACTGCGGTGAAATTGGCAAAGATTACTGGCGGTGATATGCTATGGTGTGGTAACGTGTCGGCACACTTTTAGGAGAGTGGTTATGAGCAAAACAGCAGCTGGCGTGATTTTGGTGGCAGGTCCGATTGTCGCGTTACTGGGTGGTGATATATCAGCCACTGCCAATAACCAGCCGTCGACACCTGACACGGATTGGTATTATTCCATGATCAACGGTTTCGGAATCCTACTGATTCTGGCCGGGCTGGGGATGTTCTTCTATGGGGCAATGAAGTTTGCTCGGAAGAGTGCTTAATTACTCAACCTCTTTCCACGTCGCCCCGCAAAACCCACACTTGCAATACCGTGTGCGCCCCTGCGTACTGTATACCCGAGAACACGACCGCCCGTCAATCTTTGCGTCGAGATCGCGCAACGCCTGACACGTGGAACATGGCTGCGGGACAAATTCCGTCACCCGTGCCCTCGGTGCCTTAACGTTTTCGCAGGCTGTTGACCCATCCACCGGTTCGGCGTTTTGGGACTCCGTGCCGCTGGCCTGCAGGTTTCCCTGACGGTGGTTTCTGTTGTGCTTGCTCATTTGGGTTCTTCTGCCTTGCAGTAACTGAGGGGCCATCCGGGGTTTCCGCTGTGGGTGACAATAGATAAATGCCGCGAGCACTTGCCGCAGCCGCTGACATGTACAGAGCGTCCAGCCAGTGATTGTTTTCGCTGACCTTGTTCCAGTACGTCTTTGTTCCTTTGCCTTCTTTGAACTCGCTCACCAGTTCCTCCGCGACGATGTGTTGTGCGAAGCTGGTGTGTTTTCGGTCGTTCGGCTGAACAAACAGCGACAACGCACCACGTCTCAGAAAGTTCTGCTCGTCAAACGTCGGAGTCAGGAACCGCTCATGAACGAATTGTTTCCAGAAGTCTGTATCCAGTTCATACAACCACAGCCCCTGTGCTTCCTGGTATGATGCGTGAAAATGATTTCCGGGCTTTATCTTGTCGGTGGCTGTCGTCTTGTCTCGATAGTTACCGATCCCCTTCGTAACGTAGAACGGTGAGCCCTGCACATCTCGCACGAACTGGTACGCCGCGTCCGTAAACGTGCCCGAGTCAATAAATACCGCGTCCACCTTTCTCGGTGATCCGGATGCGTCGACGTAGTTCTTTTGCAGCAGCTCATCACGCCAGTTCAGCAACGCTCGATAAATCGCCGGCTCGCTGGCTTCGTTGTTCATCGCACGATCAGTGCCAGTCACTTCGGCTCTTCCATAGTCGATCACACAGCCGCCAGCACCCTTCCACCATGCGACCACGACCCAATGACAGAGATATTTTCCGAGGTCGATTGCTGCTGTAATGCAAGACGCATTTGCTGGCAATTGGCCGCGATCCAGTCCGCTCAAACGACCTGCTACGGTATGCCATGTGAGACCGCTCCCCTGTGGGCCGACTTCTTCCGGTGGATCGTTATCGATTTCAGTGGCGACTGCTTTTTCACCCAGGTCTGCAACTTTGTTATAGTACGACTGGATCGCTGACAGTTCCAGCGGTTCGCCGTCTTCATGCAGTTTCTTACTGTGGCTTTGTGGGTTGCTGATGATGCAATCCCGCTCAATCTCTGCTTGATTGTCACGCCAGAACCTGAACGCCACCCGTGCGTCTGGATCCGTTTCTTCGGTCTCAATTCGCAGTCGCAAATACTCCTGCACCAGATCCATGCGATCCGGCGGCTTGATCATCTTGCGATATCGCTTGCCCTTCCAGGATGGTTTTTGTTTCGGATCGGTAAACTTAAACGCTACAGACTTGCGATTCTGGATCGTGCAGAGAAACACACGCGCCACACGTTCTGCCGACGATGCCAGACCCCCGATATCCTGTTCAATGATCTCCTCATTTTTTTCAATCAGTGCATCGGATTCGGCGGCCTGACGGTCCTCAATGTCGTCAATGATTGCAATATCCGGACGAACGTCTCGATAGTTCGTACCACGGATGCCGCCATCAATGCCGATACTCGAAATGATCTGGCCACGGCTGACTGATTCCAGATCGTCCGGCCAATCGTCCGGTAACTGGTGCCGCCCGATGGTCGGGAAGATGATGTGATCCGCTGCCAATTCCGCATTGGTGAATTCACCAGCCACAGTCTGCATGCGTGCCCGTGAGGACCAGCCGCCGATTGCTTGCAGAGGCCTGCACAGTTCCGGAAAATCCTGTAGCAACAAATCCGACTGTTGCAGTTTTTCGCGTACCGTCCGCAGTTCTGATTCACTCTTTCGTTGATTTTTTCCAATGACTATCGGGAATCGCGATAAACCAGTCAGCACAAGAAACAGAGCGGTATAAATCGCCAGTTTCGTTTTGCCTTCTCCACGAGTACCTGCAATCGCCTGATCGCCTCCGTATCGAGCAGCCCGAATGATGGATGTGTGCATGTCGCGACGGTCTGCGGTGAACGGCTCAAAGAACACATCAGGGAAATATGTACGCAGGAACAATTCACCATCCTGCATGGTTGCCCGTCTTCTGTCGCAGTTCACAGGGCAAGGGATTTGCAGGTCACGTTCAGACGCTCGCTTCCGTGCCATCCGGTCACGTTGCGCCGTTCGCTCGTCATCCCGAAGCAGCGGCTTTGTGATCGGATGCGATTTGAGCAAGCTCTCCAACTGGGATGTGCTTAATGATTGCAAGTAATTGTAATCGTCGCTGATCATCCAAAGCCTGTTTCTTCAGGGCTGCCTCTTCGCGTTTCACGTCCGCCTTATCGGCTCTCACGAGGGCATCGAACGCCTTCACCTTCATCTCGTCATCGGCTGAGTTTTCAATCACATCAAACAGGTCATGAACAGCCTGCCGCTTGCGGTTCTCGCATTGATCAAGCCATCCGCTCACGAGGGCTCTCCCAGTCAATCTGACGTCTGCTATGGTCTCCAGTGGCATCACGCCCCCTACCCCAAAACACAGCCAAAATACGCACTAACTTTCGTTTAAGAATCCGGGGCTTTCCCGAC